TAGACGCAAATACGATAAGCCTTCTGCATATCGTTCTGGAGCTATAGTACAATGTCGAAAAGGTAAGATTTGGAAGGGCTTAAAGGAAGACGAATCATTACATAAATGGTTCTCTAGAAAAGGTGCTGGCGGTAAATCTAAGGGTTGGGTAGATTGTAATACTTGTAAAGAAGATCCTAAAACAGGTAGAAAAAAATGTAAGTCCTGTGGACGTCAGAAAGGCGAAAATCGGGCTAAATATCCTTCATGTAGACCAACCCCTTCAAGATGCGGAGACCCCGGTAAAGGGAAGAAATGGGGCAAAACAAACGAAGATTATAATGAGCCATCTTTAATAACTGAAATAACAGATAATCAAATATTGTTTTTTATAACTAAACCCAATGGTAAATTTGGTTTAGTACCATTCGATAAAGGTTTTTCTAATTCTTATAAAAAGAATACTGGGGCAAAAATGACTACAAATTTTGTTAATAGTATTAATAAATTCATAAAAAAACTAAACCCCAATTCAAGTATGAAAGCGGTATTAGATAATATTTATGGTACTGTTAGATTTGTAAATATCAAATAATAATGAATTTAAGACAAATATTACTTGAAATAACTTTAGATCTAAGTAATGCTTACGATTATAAATTTGTGGGTGGCACAAATTGGGAATATAATTTTGAAATATCCACTGGTACAAAATATTCTGTCGAATTCGTGCCCTTATCAGATGGTGATTCTAATTCTTATGAAAGGATATATCATACCACAAATAAAAATACTGATCCCGCTGGTCTGACATTAACTAATGAAAATCAAGCTTTGAAAGTTAATGCTACAGTCATGAAAATAACTCTAGATTTTTTATCAAAAAATAAAGATTGGTATATGATTTTGATAGCCCCATTATCAGAAGGAAGAAAAAAATTAGTAAAAGTTTTACTAGATAAAAATTTACCTAGTAAATATTTTTATGATGAAGTCGAAGAGGACGGATCGATTTTAATATATAGAAAATATAGCGGTTTAAACGAGTTAACACTCGATTTAAGTAATGCATATGACTACAAATTTATGGGTGGAAAAAATTGGAAATACGATTTTACAATATCCGCTGGTACAAACTATTCTGTTATATTCAAACATACTTTAAAAGACGAACTTAATTATTATGAGAGAATATATATTACTACAAATAAAGATTATTTTACAGCGTTAACTAATGAAAATCAAGCTTTAAAAGTTAACGCTACAGTTATGAAAATAACTCTAGATTTTTTAGAACAAAATAAAGATTGGGATAGAATTTTAATAAACCCATTATCAGAAGGAAGAAAGAAATTAGTAAAAGTTTTACTAGATAAAAATCTACCTAGTAAATATGAATTTAAAGAGATTGAAAAAAATCCTATCCCTTCTAGAGAAGGAGATGGTTCTCAAATCATCATATACAAAAAAAATGAAGAAGCCGTATAATGAAAAAATAGAAAACGGTTTTTATGAAAGATTTTTTTCTAAAGATTCTGAGCCACATGATCTCGTATGGCATAGAGACAGAGAAGATAGGATTGTAGAAGCTTTAGAAGAAAACGATTGGATGTATCAAGAAGAAAATAAAACACCAATAAATATAAAAAATACTATATACATAAAAAAGGGTGTTTGGCACAGAGTAATTAAAGGAAAAACGGATTTAAAAATAAAAATCAAGAAAATAGTATAAATTTAAAATATTTATAATTAAACGCATTAATTAATATATATGGATATTAGTCAAATTTTAGCTAGTATAGCAGGAAGTTTAATAACAGCAGCTGCCACTTTAACAGGATTTTACTTAGAAAAAAAAATTAATAGTAAAAAAAAGCCAGATTTAACAGATTTAGATTATGATGATCTATTAAAACCGATAATATCTGAAATAAAAGACAACTTTAATCCTTCTAGAATAAATTATTATGCCTTTCATAATGGCGAAATAACTTTTGACAATTATCATATGAAAAAATTATCTATGATGGTAGAAGAAAATCATGATAATTTTGAGTCAAACATAACTCAATTACAATCTATCCCAACTATAACTTTTAAAAGACATATCAAAATGCTTCGTGAATCTGACGACGGTATATTAGTTGTATATGAATCACATTACCAAGACAGATTAAGTCTCCTATATAAATCGTATGATATAAACACATGTATATTATGCAAAGTTAGGAACATAAAAAAAGGTTATAAATGGAGCGGAATACTAGTTGTTGGATTTAAAGATAAAGATAGAAATTTTAATCCCGAAGAATTAGCCTGGTTATCAGCACAAGTAAATAGAATAGAGGTATTAGTATCCCAATTATAATATATGAAATTAAACTACTACGAAATATTTAGATACAAATTGTACGAAGAAGAAAAGCCTATCGAAACAGAATCCGATATGGAAAAGATTTTAAAAAAATCTAAAAAAGTTACAAATGTTTTAGCTAGACTTTTGTGTACTAGTGAAACTGTAAATGAAAAAACTAAAGAACAAATAAGAAATATTGTATCTGATATAAAATGTATATCTTATAAACCTACTACGTTCAGAATAGCAATAAAAAATGGCAATTATTTTGATATAAAATATACCCCGTCACCTGACCAAAACAATAACCCCGATGACTATAAGCCTTACCAGGCGTTTACTGTATTAGTTTCTGGTAAATCATACTCAATTTCTAATATGTCTGAATATGAACAATGTCTAGAGTATATACAACGATTGATGAAAACTAGACCTTTGGGGGTCGGTAATGAAAATATACCATCACAACAGGGAGATGAGGAAGAACCAGCCCCAGATGAGGCTCCTGAAGACCAAGCGCCTCCCGAAGAAGAACCTAAAAAATAACAAATATGAAAAAAAATATTGAAGTATCGGGACATAATATTTTACCTCATATATTAGAAATATGTAAATATATGGATGAAAACGGTTTAAAAGTTAGACCCTTCCCTAGTTTACAGATAAAAAAAGACAGTGATAACGCCAGCGATATATTTGGTAAAACAGCTTATTATAATCCGCAAGATAGTAGTATAGCACTTTTTACTGAAAATAGACACCCGAAAGATATATTAAGATCGTTTGCACATGAGATGATCCATCACAAACAAAATTTAGAAGGGAAATTTAGTAAATTGGAGAATATAGGAAGCGATCCAAAATACGCACAAAACGATAAACATCTTAGAAAAATGGAAGAAGAAGCATATTTGCTCGGAAACATGATGTTTAGAGACTGGGAAGATAAAACTAAAAATAAATAAAATGAATTTTTTAATAAAACTAAAAATAAATAAAATGAATTTTTTAAAAAACAATTTTTTATACGTAATAATATTCGTATTAGTGGCGGTTGTACTATTACAAAGATGTGGTGGTAATCCAATCGTAGACAGTAAACCTAAAATAGAAATAAAAATAGACACTGTCTATCATGATACAACCATATACGCAAAAGCTAAACCTAAGCCCCCAATAGTTATTATTGACACTTTTTGGAGAAAAGATACCTCTAATACACCTTTAGTTGACACATCGCAAAATTGTTCAAGTCTATATAAAAAATATGTGGAATTAGGGGATAAATATTATTCTAAAAATATTTATACTACTGAATTTAAACACGCTTACGGTAAAGTTAAAATAATAGATACTATTTCTCAAAATAACCTTTTGGGTAGTCAGATGATCGCAGATTTATCTATACCCGAAGTTACAAAAACAATTACTATAACTAATCCATATGTACCAACTAGACAATTATATATTGGTGGAGGACTATATGGTAATACTGTTAATCCAGTATCAATGGCACATGTAGGACTTTTATATAAAGATAAAAAAGATAAAATATATCAATTAAGTGTTGGTTATAATGGTCAAATTCAATATGGTATTTCAACCTATTGGAAATTGAGACTAAAATAAAAAATATGTCAGAAGCCCAAAATTTTTCTATAAAAGATATAATAAAAGCCGAATACGAAAAATGCGCTAAAAGCCCAATATACTTTATGAAGAAATACGTCTTTATTCAGACGACTTCTAAAGGCAGATCTCTATTTGAGTTATATCAATTCCAGTCTCAGTTACTAAACTTATTTCATACTAAAGACCGCTTATTAATATTAAAATCTAGACAATTAGGTATAACTACTTTATGTGCTGGATATGCGTTATGGCTCCTGATATTTAAAAAAGACCAATCAATATTAGCTCTGGCGCCAACACAAGAAAAAGCTAAAAATATAGTAGATAAAGTTAGATTTGGATATAAAAATCTACCATCTTGGTTAAGAGAAGGTTCAACAGAAGCATTAGAAGACAATAAATTATCATTGGTTCTAAAGAATGGTTCAAAAATTAAAGCAGCGTCTGGAGCATCGGATAGTGCTAGAGGTATTACAGCTAACGTTTTGATATTAGATGAAGCAGCATTTATAGATAATGCTGATGAACTTTGGGGTTCAGCGCAACAAACATTGGCTACCGGTGGACAAGCTATAGTTTTATCTACTCCAAATGGTGTTTCTAACTGGTTTAATAAACAATGGATAGACGCAGAATTACAAGATAATGATTTTATACCTGTTAGACTTCCGTGGAGCTTACATCCAGAAAGAAACCAAGCGTGGAGAGATGCTCAGGATAGAGAATTAGGAGCTAAATTAGCAGCGCAGGAATGCTTTGAAGGTGATACCAGAATATATACAAAACGAGGATTAATTAAAATATCTGAAATTGTTGTAGGTGATGAAGTTTTGTCTCATACTGGAGTTTTTAGAAAAGTATTGAATACCATGTCACATGAAGTAGAATCTGGATATACAATACATTCTTCTGTAAATCCTATAAAAAGATTTGTTACTGAAAATCATCCTTTTTTAAAAGAAAACAATTGGGTTCCTATTGCCGAAATTGAAAACAAACAAATGCTTCCAAGCGTAGTTAATAATAAATTTTTAAAAGAAAAAATAAAGTATGTTTCGATAAATAATTTAATAAAATCACCATTTTTTAAAATTGTTGAAGATGGAGAATATTTTTATGTAAATGATAGAAAACATAAAAAAAGGTTTCCAAAAATTATAGAATTAGATTATAATCTCGGGTTGATCGTCGGATTATACTTGGCCGAGGGATCAAAAGTACAAAATAGAGTAACATTTAGTTTTAATTATAAAACAGAGTTAAATGATTGGCCCGCGGATATAAGCGATATAATAAAAAAAAGATTTAATATTGACGCTAAAATTCATAAAAAAAATAATAATAATGGTGCAAATCTTGACTTTTGTTCTCAAATATTTTCAGGATTAATTGGACTTTTAACAGAAGGTAATGATTGTTATTCTAAAAAATTATCGTCTCTTTCTTATGAAAATATGAATATGGAATATGCGAAAGGGGTTATTGACGGTATATTCAAAGGAGATGGATGCGTATTAAAAAAATATAAAAAAGGATTTACTACAACATCTATAAATTTATTATATGATGTAAAATTTATTTTAAATGGTATGGGGGTTTACGGGTTATATATTAATACAAAACCTGAAAAAATAGCAAAATTTAATAATAGAGATTTAGAATATACTACTGCAAAATCATATCAAATATTTTTGGCAAACTCAAAAGATTTAGATTGTGTAGATAAAAAAATATCATCTATATATGATTTAAGAGAATATCCACGAATAGATAAAGAAATTCAAAAAAATGGGTTTATTTACAATAAATTATATAAAGATATTTCTACTGAAAATATAAAAGTTTATAATATTGAAGTAGATGTAGACCATACGTATATTACAGAGCATTTTGTTGTACATAATTGTGACTGTGATTTCTTGAATTCTGGTGATACATATTTTGATTCTGATGATTTACAATATTACAGAGAAAGAATTGAAAATCCTCTTCTTACTAGGGGTGCAAACAATGATTTATGGGTATGGGAAGAAGCTGCTATAGGTAGAACCTATATGATTGTAGTAGATACTTCACGAGGTGATTCGCAAGACTTTTCTGCGATACAAGTAATAGATATATTTTCTGGTTCACAAGTAGCAGAATTTAAGGGTAATATAGATACAAAATTATTATCTAGGATGGCTGTATCTTTAGCTATAGAATACAATAATGCTCTTTTAATAGTTGAAAATACAGGTATTGGGCAAACTACTATTTCTGATATTATAGAAATGGGGTATAATAACATATATTATTCACCTAAAGGCGATTCGTCTAATGTTAATGAGTATATAGCTAAATACTATGAAAATGATATATCTAAAATGACTCCAGGGTTTACTTGCAGCACTAAAACAAGACCTCTGATATTACATGCTTTTAGACAATATGTTAAAGAACATAGCGTAATAATACGTTCTTCAAGAACTGTTTCAGAAATGAATAGTTTTATATGGAAGAATGGGAAACCACAATCTCAGTATGGATATAATGATGATTTAGTTATCCCTTATGCGATAGGTTTATATCTTAGGGATAGCGCTGTTCAGTATAGATCAGACGGTATAGAAGTCCAAAAAGCGGTATTAAGCAACTTTCGGAAAGCCACACCATTGGCATATAGAAGTGAGCCAAGTAGAACAAATGATCCGTATAAAATGAACATTAACGGTCAAATGGAAGATATATCTTGGCTAGTTTTGTGATAATTTTTATATATTTATATATACAAATAATAATTAAAAAATAAATAACTGATAATATGGCAGACAAAAGTTTATTCCCGCGACTCAAACGAATGTTTTCTACCGACGTGGTAGTTAGAAATGTCGGTGGGAATCAGTTAAAAGTTATAGACACTGAAAGAATACAGTCTTTTGGAAACCTTTCTACTAATAATACAATGATAGATAGGTTCTCTAGATTATACAAAGCAGGTAATAGAATGCAGTATAATCCCGGTATGAACTATCAAATGCTTCGTCAGCAATTATACCAAGAATATGACGTAATGGACACAGATGGTATTGTAGCTAATATATTAGATATAGTTTGCGAAGAATCTACTTTAAAAGGTGAGACAAATGAAGTATTAAAAATTAGAAGTACTAATGAAAATATTCAAAAAATATTGTACAATCTGTTTTATGATATATTAAATATTGAATTTAACTTATCTATGTGGATACGGTCGATGTGTAAATACGGTGATCTTTTTCTTAAAATGAATATTGCCGAAAAATACGGTATTACTGGCGCTTATCCATTATCTACATACGATATGATTCGTGAAGAAGGTAAAGATCTAAATAATCCCGCTTATGTTCGTTTTATATACGACCCTATTTCTGTTACAGGTGGTACTTTATCTACAAATAAAAATAAAGAAACATTTGAAAATTTTGAAATAGCTCATTTTAGATTATTAACTGATACCAACTATTTACCGTATGGTAGAAGTTATCTTGAACCAGCAAGAAAGTATTTTAAACAATACATTCTTATGCTTGATGCGATGTTACTACATCGTATTATGAGGGCCCCCGAAAAGAGAGTTTTTTATGTGAATGTTGGTAATATTCCTCCTAATGAAGTTCCTGCATTTATGGAAAAAATGGTTACTGAAATGAAAAAAACACCTTTTTTTGACCAACAAACAGGTGATTATAATCTGAAATTTAATGTTCAGAACATGCTAGAAGATTTTTATATTCCGGTTAGACCAGGCGACACCACCACTAAAATTGATACCACAAAAGGATTGGAATATGCGGGCATAGAAGACGTTGAGTTTTTGAGAGATTTACTTCTTGGTTCTTTAAAAGTTCCAAAAGCTTTTTTAAACTATTCAGATGAACTCAATGGTAAATCTACTATTAGTGCACTTGATTTACGTTTTGGTAGAACAATAGAAAGAATACAAAGAATCACTGTTAGTGAATTAAATAAAATAGCTTTAGTACATTTATACGTACAAGGATATGAAGACGCCGATTTGGTAAATTTTGAATTGAGTCTTAATAGCCCGTCAATTATATATGAGCAGGAAAAAATAGCATTACTAAAAGAAAAAGCTCAGTTGGCTGCAGATTTATCTGAAAAAAGAATAAGATCAACGGATTGGATTGCCGATAAAATTTGGGAAATGAGCGATGATGAACTTAATAAAGAAAGAGATTTGATAAGAGAAGACGCTAAAAGAAAATATAGAGAAAACCAAATTGAGACAGAAGGAAATGACCCAATGGAATCTGGTGAATCATATGGCACACCACATGACCTTGCTTCAATATATAACAGAAATGCCAAGGGAGATAAGAATATTCCAAATGAATATGATGAAGATAAAAATCTACCTGGCCCAGGAAGACCTAAAGAAAAAGCTTCGATATACACTACTGATAAATCAGCTTTTGGGCGAGATCCTTTAGGGAAAGAAGACGCTAAGAGAGGAGATGATGGTGGTAAAAATAAAATAAAAACTCGTGCTATGGCACTAGAAAATGAGGTGTTCAAAAATAAAAACCTTATTTCTAACCTCGATGATAAGTTCAAAAAGAAAAAACTCACCATTTTTGAGTCTAAAAATGAAGAAGCTGACTTTTTAGATGAAAGAAATATATTGTAAGAAGCAAA